ACAACTTCTGCGGTGAATTTTGGATTTGGCACCAGTGATACGTTGAGGATGTTGCTCGACTCCTCCGGCAACCTCGGTCTGGGCGTCACGCCGACGACAATTGTTGGGGCCAGTGGTTCAAACGGTAAAGGATTCCAAACAGATTCTGTGACTGTTTCTTCCTATGCAGGGGTTGATCAGACCTACTTTGCAACCAACGCCTACACTACGTCATACTTAGGTGGCTGGACTTATCGAGTGACTGCGGCGGCAACTAGGTACGATCACTCGTCAGGTAGCCACATTTGGTACAACGCAGCCTCCGGCACCGCAGGCACCGGTATCTCGTGGACGCAGGCGATGACGCTAAGCGGAGGAGCGGATGTAAGCCTTCTTCTTGGTACAACATCCGCTGCTTACTCTGTGGCAGGACGCGGATTATTTGAAGTCAACGGCAGCAGCAGTGCGCTTATTGCAATTAAATCTGGCGATACGGCACGCGGCTATTTTGCGGCTGGCTCAACGGCTACAGAGTTGGCAGCGGTAGGCGCATCTCAACCATTACTTTTTACTACTAACAGCGCCGAACGCGCCCGCATCACGAGCGGGGGGGATTTTTGTGTCAACACAGCAGCAAAAGTATACGAAGGACTAATAAGCGTTTCTTTTGACGGAAACGGTGGTTCCGGCGACCAAGGAATTGCGCTAATAGATTCAAATGCAAGTTTAAACGGTGATTATCTTTTATTTTCAAATAGCGCAGGAAACGTGGCTGGCAAGATTACGCATAACGGCACGACAACAGTTGCATACACAACTTCATCTGACTATCGCTTAAAAAACACCATTGCACCGATTACAGGTGCGTTGGCAAAGGTGGCGTTGCTCAAGCCTTGCACATACAAGTGGAACGCTGATGGCTCTGACGGTCAGGGTTTCATCGCTCATGAACTTGCGGAAGTTGTGCCTGATTGCGTGGTTGGCGAGAAGGACGCTGTGGACGCTGAAGGCAAGCCACGGTACCAAGGCGTTGATACCTCATTCTTGGTCGCTACGCTGACCGCTGCTATTCAAGAACTTACTGCGCGTGTCGCACAACTGGAGAGCAAATAAATGTCTACTGTAATCACATGGAACATCTCGGTTCTTAACTGCATCCCGCAAACCGCAGAGGGCGCGGATTACGTCGTCACGGCGCACTGGCAGTGCAACGGCGTAGACGGCGACTACAACGGCAGCGTCTACTCGACCTGTTCGTTTCCCGTCGTGCAGGGTGCGTTCACCCCGTATAACCAATTAACTCAGGATCAAGTGTTGGGCTGGATCTGGGCCAACGGCGTGGATAAGGCGGCAACCGAGGCTGCGGTGGAGCAGCAGATTGAGAACCAAATCAACCCGCCCATCGTGTCGCCGCCGCTGCCGTGGGTGACGCCATGAAAGACATTTACCTCAAGGTGACGCTGGAGGAGGCCATTGCCATCGTCAACCTCCTTGGCAGCCTGCCGACGTCGCAGGGCGGATATCCGCTTTGGGCCAAACTCAAGGCGCAGGTAGAACCACTGATCCCCAAGCCGGATGAAGTAAAGCAATGACATCGGTACAAGAACTGGAAGTCACCGTGACCAGTCACATTGATGTTTGCACGGTACGCTACGAGGCCATCCACGCTCGGCTCAAGCGTCTGGAGCAACTGGTACTAAAGGTTGGCGGTGTCATCATCGTCATCCTGTTAGGCGCGTTGGGCAGCATGGGTATGCTGTTGTTGGAGGCGTTGCAAAGGTGAATATGCAGAAGATTGTGGATATGTTGTTCCCGGTACTGCTGGCCGCTGTCGGCTGGCTGCTCACGGAAATTGCATCGTTCAACAATCGTCTGATGTCGGTTGAGAGCAAGATGCCCGCGTTGATTACGCCTGAAGGTGTACCTACCGATAGCCCGGTAAGCGCCGCCCGTCGTCAGGAACTCAAAGACGACATTATGGAAGACATTCACGACCTTCAGGTGCGCGTCAAACTGATGGAGGAGCGCAACAAATGATGACCATGATTAGCACCTTTCTGTCGTTCCTTGCGGGTGGACTGCCCAAGATTCTGCAAATCTTCCAAGACCGGCAGGACAAGAAGCACGAACTTGCTTTGGTCGCAGCCCAGAAAGAGCGTGAGTTAGCCCTTGCAGAGCGTGGGTTTATCGCGCAGGCACGGGTTGAGGAAATCAAACTGGAGCAAATCCAGACGCAGACGGCTGGCGAGGAGCGACAGGCTTTGTACCAGCACGACATCGAGATCGGCAAGGGCGCAAGCCAGTGGATGATCAACCTGCGTGCCAGCGTCCGTCCTGTTGTGACCTACATTTTCGTGCTGGAGTTGGTCGCGCTGAACATTGCCGGGGTGTGGTACGCATGGCATCAAGGGGTGCCGTTTGCGGCTGCAATGGCCGAAGTGTTTTCGGATGACGAAATGCTGATCCTAAGCAGCATTATTGCGTTTTGGTTCGGGACACAGGCTTTTGGCAAGAAGTGACATCGGTATACCACATCAGAAAACAATCAAGCCTTGCGCTTGATGAAGGGTACGTTGGAATCAGCGTAAACCCTGCTGTTAGGTTTTACCAACACAAAAATGCTGCAAAGACTCGCCGCGATCATTTATCAAATGCTATTAAAAAATATGGCGACGAGATGTGTATTGATGTTATTGCGTCGGATCTTGATGAAGATCTTGCGCGGTTTTTAGAAAAAATGCTTCGCCCATTTGAAAACATGGGGTGGAATACTTGCGTTGGCGGCGGCATTCCTCCAAACCCAAAAGGCAAGGAAAGACCAGAGGCTTACCGTAAAAACATATCTATTGCCAAACTTGGTAGCAAAAATCCGATGTTTGGTAAAAAAATTGTATTTTCGGAAGAACATAAATCTCGCTTGTCGGCAGCGGCGCAAAACATGCCTGTTTTGGTTTGCCCTCATTGTGGCAAGCAAGGACGATGCAATGGAATGAAACGATGGCACTTTGACGGGTGCAAGCATGCGAGTGTCTGAAAAAGCGATACGCATGATTTGTCATCACGAGGGTGTCCGAACGCGCCCATATCAATGTCCGGCGTTAATTTGGAGCGTGGGCGTGGGCCATGTGATCGATCCGACCCATGCGGCGGTGAAGTATGAGGAGCGCAAGAGTCTACCGGTACCCGCAGGCTGGGATCGCACCCTCACGATGGACGAGGTGGACGCTATCCTTGCTCAAGACCTTGGCCGGTTTGAGCGCGGCGTGGCCCGACTTTGCCCTGCTGCTGTTGGTCGTCAGGGAGTCTTCGATTCTCTCGTCAGTTTTGCCTTCAACGTGGGCCTTGGAAATCTGCAACGCTCTGGGTTGCGGATGAAGACCAACCGGGGTGACTTTGAAGAAGCGGCTGAAGAGTTTATGAAATGGACTAAAGCTGCTGGTAAAGTTCTACCCGGCTTGGTTAAGCGCAGAAAAGACGAACGTGCCATGTATTTGTCGGGAGTTGTGTAATGCCTGCTTCGATGACTTTTACCAGCTTACAGTCCGACATTCGCAACTACCTTGAGCGAGGCGGCGCGACTGACCCTATTGTTTACGATCAGATTCCTCGTTTAATTACTTTAGCTGAACGACGAATTGCGCGTGAACTTAAGATCCAAGGGTTCCAGAATGTCGTGACAATGGCGATGCAAACCGGCGTTGCGGTGTATGCCAAGCCTGATCGGTGGCGCGATACGGTCAGCATTAACTACGGCACTGGTACTGGAAACAATACTCGGGTTCCTGTTTTCCCGCGTTCTTACGAGTACATCAGGCAGTATTGGCCGAATGAGACCGAAACTGATGCACCAGAGTTCTACGCGGATTACAACTATCAGTATTGGATTTTTGCGCCGACACCAGACGCGACCTATCCGGTAGAGATCCTGTATTACGAACTGCCGCCGCTGCTGGATGAGGCGAATCAGACCAACTGGCTTTCTGAGTACGCTCCGAATCTGCTGCTGTACGGGGCCCTTGTTGAGGCAACGCCCTTTGTCAAGGATGACCAACGTGTGCAGCTTTGGCAGTCGTATTATGATCGTGCGCTGGCGGCGTTGAACGGCGAAGACTTGCAAAAGATTGTTGATCGGTCTACGAACCGGCGTGAGGCATAACCATGGCGTCCTTTACACAAACTTTCGGCGGCACGACGATTTATCCAAGTGATGTGTCGTATCGCTATGTATCTCTGACCATTAGTCAGACGCTGGATTGGCCTTTAGAGACTGCTCCGACGAATGACGTTGTGGCGTCCATCATGGACATCAATGCTACGACGACGAGTCTGGTCATTACGATGCCGGATGCGACTGAGGCCAGCAACGGTCAGACAGTGCTGTTTAACAACGTGGGATCAAACACGTTTACGGTTAAGACGAGCACTGGGGTGCAGATTTGCGCTCCGACTTCGGGCAGCACGTTTCAGATTTACCTGACGGACAACAGCACTGCGGCGGGCACTTGGCGGTCGTTCCAGTACGGGGCATCGGTTTCTGCGACTAACGCATCGGCTCTGGCTGGTCTTGGGCTGAAGGCGATTGCGACCACGCTGAACCAGTCTGCTCCGGTTTCGACGTTTAACACCAACTACACGACGGGTGTGAGCGACCGTGCCAAGGCGCTGATTTGGACGGGTGGTTCAGGAACCTTGAGCGTGACCGCTGCCCCGACTTTGGGCAACGACTGGTTTGTGCAAGTTCGTAACAACGGCACGGGCGATTTGACGATTGACCCAAATAGTTCAGAGTCGATTAACGGCGCTTCGACGCTTGTGTTGTCGCCGGGAGACTCCTGCATCATCGTGACGGATGGTGTTCAGTTCTGGACGATTGGTTTTGGTCAGTCTGCCATTTATGCCTTTAGCGTGTTGCAGATTGACGTTGCCGGTACGGGTAACTACACGCTATCGATTGCCGAGCTAAACAAGACGGCTTATATCTTCACGGGTGCGCTGACTGGTAACCGGGACATCATTGTTCCGACGACTGCCCAGCAGTACTGGGTGAGCAATCAGACCACGGGGTCTTACACCTTAGGCATTCGCACTTCGGGTCAGGCATCGCCGGGTGTGACGGTATCGCAGGGTGCGCGGGCCATCTTGTACTGCGACGGTACGAATGTGGTGGATGCTGATACGTCCACGATTGGTATCCCGCTTTCTGTGGCGCAGGGTGGTACGGGCGCTACAACGGCATCGGGTGCTAGAACAAACCTTGGGGCTACGACCGTAGGTAACGCTGTGTTTATTGCTGCGAGTACTTCAGCGGCCCAGATTGCCTTGGATCTTGACCCCATTAAGGGTGGCACGTACTAATGCCTTTGCAGCCAGTTGTTCTGCGTCCGCAACCCGGTATCAAGCGGGACGGTACGAAGTTTGAAGGCAACTATTACGTTGACGGGCAGTGGTGCCGGTTTCAGCGTGGCCTGCCGAGAAAGATGGGCGGCTATCGTGCTCTTCAAGACCGGCTAGATGGCATTGCGCGTGGCATGCACATTCACAATCATAATGGATATACCTATGTCCATATTGGTACGTCGGATGGCGTGTTCCGGTTTCGCCTGAGCCAAAACGGCGCGAGCAGCATTGTCACCAATCGGACGAACCCGTATTACGTTAGCGACATTGATGCCATGTGGCATTTTGATGTGGCGTATAACACCACAACCAATCAGAACGAAATTCTGGCGCATGTATCGTCGGATCTGGAAGACATTTCTTCTGATCAGAATGGCGCTTTGTATCGCGGCTACGACAACGGCACGGGCGCTTTGGACTTAGTTTCTGCGGTCACGGTGTCTGGCGGAATTGTGGCGCTTGCGCCGTATGTGTTTGCCTATGGCACAGATGGCTTTGTGCAGTGGAGCCGTGCGGGATATACGGATGACTGGAGCGGATCTGGCTCTGGCGCTGCCCGTGTAACCAGTCAGAAGATCGTCAAGGGGCTTCCGCTGCGAGCGGGTGCTGGCAATGCTCCGTCTGGTCTCTTTTGGTCTTTGGACTCTTTGGTTCGTGCGACGTATGTAGGTGGATCGTCCATCTTCAACTTTGACACCATTACCTCGCAGTCAAGCATTCTCTCTGGGAAGAGTGTGATTGAGTACGATGGTTTGTACTTCTGGTGCGGCGTTGACCGCTTCTTGATGTTCAACGGTGTTGTACGCGAAGTACCGAATCAGCTTAACCTGAACTGGTTTTACGACAACTTGAACTATGCTCAGCGTCAAAAGGTCTTTGCATTCAAAGTACCGCGCTGGGGCGAGATCTGGTGGTGCTACCCCCGTGGCAACGCTACTGAATGTACTCATGCTGTGATTTACAACGTGCGTGAGGAAACGTGGTACGACACCATTCTGCCCAATGGCGGGCGTTCTGCTGGTCAGTATGCGCAGGTGTTTAGCTCTCCGCTGGTGATTGGTGTTATTGACACTGAGGCGACGCAGCCTATTTATCGCATCACGGACACTGGTGACTTGCGTGTAACCGAAGACGGTAGCCCCAGAATCATCAACGACCCGAAGGGGTATGTGGTGTGGCAGCACGAGTACGGAGTGGATGAGATCAACGGCACTCAGATCAGGCCGGTGCAGTCGTACTTTGAGACTTCTGACATGTCGCTTCTTGATTCAGAAAACCCGCAGAACATGGCCCTTCGCGTTGAGATGATTGAGCCAGACTTTGTTCAGGCAGGCGACATGACGGTTCAGGTTACGGGTCGGGCCAATGCCAAGTCTGCTGAGGTTACGAGTGACCCACAGACCATTTACGCCTCTCCCCAGACCAAGCAGCAGCAGTTAGTGTATTTCCGCGAGATTCGTCGCGAGTTGCGCTTTAGGTTTGAGAGCAACGTGATTGGCGGCAATTACCAGATGGGGCAGACGATTGCTCACATCGAACCGGCTACGGGCACGATTCTGGGAGAAAACCCGTGAGTCTTTTAACAGACCCGCGATTCCATTCTTTGCAGAATTGGGCTGATTACACTGTGCTTGACTTAGAGTCTTATGGCCCTATTGCTCGTCTTGAGAAAGAAAGCGAGTGGCAGAATTGGGGCGCAGGAATCATTGGTATTAATGGTATTTCGCAACGTAATCCGCCGTCGCCGTATCAGTTTTCAGACTGGCGTGAATGGGCCCTTCGGTTTTACCAAGTTTTGGATTAGGTGAGTCATGGCTAATTTCTACACTTATGGTGACATGCCTGATGTTGAAGAGGCCGTTTCTGGCATTTCTTCTAAAGAGATGGAGTCAATCCTGTCTCAATACAGTCCTGAGGTTGCGCCTGAGATGGCTCCTGCTTTTTCGGATGTAGGGGCAGAACAGGAACTGATTGCAGCCCGAGAGGCGCAGTTGGCTCGTGAAGCAGCCATGGCAGAGCGTGCAGAGGCAGAAGCCCGGACAGCCCGTGAGGCAGCGGCAGCGCGTAAAGAACAAGAGCGCATTGCAGCAGAGCAGGATCGTTTGGCGGCTGAGCGTGCGGCAGAGGAGGCTAGGGTTGCTGAGGAGGCTTTGGCTAAATCTCCTCCTTTGAGCGATAACGATTTAATTCCGCAAGCCCCTCCTGAAGATCCAATGCGTGCCCTTCCT